CATTTGTTGTAAGGTGGTGATGTAACTGTGCAGTCTATACTATCATCTTCCAACTCTTTGGATAACTGAATGCAGTCACCAAGTCTCAAATCAATCATTTTTGGATACCTTTTTTTTGTGGTCAATTTCAAGAATTGTTAAGAGTTCGTTGACTTCATCCTCTGTAAGAGAATGTCTTTTCTTTTTGATATAAAAGAGTGCATCAAAGACTAAGATTTCAAGATTACGTCTTTGAATGTCTGTGAGTTCAATCTTAGACATAATTTACCTACCAGTATTATAGCATACTATGAAGAAACTTTCAAGAAGGGTGACACTAAATCTTCATCACTAATATTCATTTTTGCTGCTCTAAAATATACTGTCATTAAAAATTCAGAGAGTTTATTAGATTCTTGTGCTTTAAGATATGCTTTAATTGTTCTTAAATGTCTTAATTTATTTCTAAGTTTTGCTGAAAAAGAATTCTTTTTAAGATTATATAAAATTTGAATTTTTTTATCTGATATACCATCAAGTTCAATTGCAAATTTCATGAACTCTTGAGGGGTATATGTTTTTCCAAAGATAGTAAATTTACCAAAATCAAAATTATCTTTTGCTTTATTATAAATGGATGATAGATAATCTGACCAATATTTTGCATCTATTTTATTACCTATTGCAGGAATATTAAAATCATAATCTTCACCAGTATACTCTTTAACTAATGCTTTGAACTGAGGCATTGGTACATTTCCAGTTTGAGCATCTGCTGGTCCTCTCTTTCCTTTCTTTCCTTTTACAACTAAATCCTTAACCTCTGCTTTGGAGGAGTTACCTTGCATTCTCTGCTCTATTTGATAGAAATAAGGATAACTTCCAACTTGAAATGATGCTTTATAAAACAAAGAATTACCTGTAAAATTTAACTTTGATGATCTATCAACTATATCAAAATAACTATATGGTTTTGCAAGAAACTCACCATCAAAAGGACTCAATCCTTCTACAGGAACATCATCAACATTAGTTTCCTTTACTTTTACTGGAGCATTTTTTGTTTGCTTTTTCAAAGAGAGAGGAATTAAATCATTATCTTTAACTAACTTAGATAGATATGCATTTAAAGTTCCTATGAAGATTTCTGGAGCAACAAAATTATGAAAATCACTCTGCAATTCTTTCACAAATTTTAAAATCTGTCCTTCTTTTTGTGCATTTACTACAAAAACATCAGCAGTATTCCAACTATCTTTTTGACCACCAAATACTTTTTTTTGTTTGTCTGTAAATACATCCCATATGGCACCCATGATATAACTCACTTTATTATTAGGCATTATACCTGATGCCCAACCTTGAGTTCCATCATACCATCCATATTTCCAATTATTGTTTCCTATTTTATTCTTGATAGCTTGTGCTTGATTCAAAAATGTTACATACCAATCCTCTGGCATGTTTGGATAAACTTCCATGAATACAGATTTAAGATCTAAATCTTTATCTGGTTCTAAATTAGCGTTCTCTTCTATAGCATAGTAAGTGGCTATGATAGAACACTTCTCTTGTTCTTCTTTAAAAACTTTAGCCATTTTTCAAATAATAATTTTGTGTGAAATCTTATATAAGTTTCAACAAATTCATTATAACATAGATTTATAAAATGTGCCTAGACTGACATCCCTCTATCTGCCATGAACTTCTTAAATGCAGGTGAGTTGATTCCTCTTTCTGGATCTGCCATTCTTGCTGCTCTAGATCTCTTATGATAGGGTTTATCTCTCTCAAGTTTCTTATCTTGTTCCCTTTCATACTTCTCAGGATTTCTCATTGCACGATAGTTTTCTTCAATCTCTGTGTCAAATTCAGACCAAAATATTTTAGTAATCTCATGATCAGAGAAAACACCAGATGCTAGTAGATCTTCTTTCATGTGATCTGCTGCCTTGTATAAAGGTTTACCAGTTAACTTATTCTTCTTACCTGCTTTATAACCTTGATATGCAGGTGTGTTACCTTTCTTATCAGCATTAGTTACTGTGTATGCTTCCTTCATACCAGCATCTCTTCTTACCTGATCCTGTTTTGCTTTCATTGCTCTACCAGTTTTCTTTCCAAAAGGAGATTCATCTGGATCACCACCCTTACTTATTCTTTTCTTTTCTAAACGAGCAAGAATATCTTCAATACCTTCATTCATCTTCTTATCTTTAGCTGCCTTCTTCATTGACTCCTTCTTGTCACCATCTTTATCAAGATCTAAGAAGTCTGGTTTGCCACCACCTTTTCCTGATTTCTTATCACCATTACCATTTCCATTGTCATGCTTACCATTCTTTTCATCATGGTCTTTTCCACTCTTCTTACCTTTCTTCTTATCAAGATATGCTTGAAGACCTGCATTGATCTTACCTTCAATGATTTCTAGTAAACCATCTCTTACAATTCTCTTATCTTCTGCAACTAAACTAGTGTGCAATCTCTGTTTTGGCAAATCAAGATTAGAATTACTTGTTATTCTAGAAAGTTGATCTTTCTTATAGAGATAGTCAGTATAAGACTCCTTTGCTACTCTGATTGACTTTTCCTTAATTCTGTCAAAAGCAGATGCAAATGCCTCAGATATTCTTTCAATCTTTTCAGTTCTTATTGGTGATCTATCACCCTCAAGAGCATCTGATAAGATTGCTTCAATTAATGATTCTGCTGTAGGAATATCTAGATCATACTGAAAAAATACCTTCTCTAATATTTCTTCTGATGCTTCATAGAGATCTTGATCCATTAACTGGTTCAAGTTCATCTTACTAAAAGCATCTCTGGACTCTTCTAGATTCTTCTTTATCTCAGGATTGTGTACTGCAGCGTAAGCATTATACACATGTCTCATATCTGACATTGCACTACGATGTTAGTTTATCTTTTTATATTTATAAATCCCCTTCTCTCCTGTTCTCAGAATGATAAACATCAAACTCACCACCAGGATATCTCTTCTTCAATTTTTCTACATTACCAGATACTACATCATCTAATGATACCTCTAATGCAGCACATGCTTGCATCACGTACCACATGACATCGCCCAACTCAATAATAAGATGCTTTTTATTGTCTTCTGTCCAAGGTTTTCCTTGGAAAAGCATCTTCTTAACAATCTCCATAAATTCACCACCTTCAGCACTGATGCCAACAGCAGCAGTAAGAAGCCTGTGAACATTGGAACCTTCTCCGTCAAGATATTCAAGACTCTCAACAAAAGATTTATAATCCTTACTGGGATTGGATGTGACACCATCCACGAATATAGCGTACTTATCAAAGTCAACTTGTTTAGTCATTAATAGGTGTACCCCGCAACAAATAATTTTTCATCAGAAGATGGTTGTGAACCAAGAACATATGATCCTTTAGATGCTTCAGAGTTTGCCTGTGCTCTAGCAATCAATGCTTTCTGTCCTCCATCTATATTACCACCACTCCATGCTTTTAGGCAAGAGTGTTGTAGTGCTCTACCATATGAGAATGATACATTCCATGGTTTATCAACACTTAGAATATTCATTTCATTTAGATATAGAGATGCTTCTTCTTCACTTAATCCACCAGATAAAAATACAATGCCAGGTACAGCAGCAGGTACTGATCTTAATAATGTGGTTATAGTTGCCAGTGCTACATCTTTAGGATCAGACTTTGTACCACTATCAGCACCAGGAACTGTCATTGATGGTTTGAGAAGTGTTCCTTCTAGATATACACCATTCTGTTGACATGCAAAATATACTTCTTTAATTATTCTTTCCTGTATTCTAGATGTAGTTAGAATATCATGATTACCATCCATTAATATTTCTGGTTCAATGATAGGAACTAAACCTGCCTCTTGAACTGATCTAGCATATCTAGCAAGACCCCATGCATTTTCTCTAATGGCAAGATCAGAAGGTCCATCTTCTGTAATTTGTAGAACTGCTCTCCATTTAGCAAATCTTGCACCTCTACCATAATAGTCACTTGCTCTTTCTGTTAGACCATCTAATCCAGAACAATATGTCTCATGCTCTAATGCACCAACTAATGGTTTTAATCCTTTATCTACCTTGATACCTGGTATAATTCCTTGCTTCTCTAACTTTGCAATCATGCTTTCTCCATCAGCATGATCTTGAAATAGTGTTTCTTCAAATAAGATAGCACCACTAATATAATTTCCTAATCCTTCTGTGGTAAACAACATACCTCTGTATGCCTGTCTATTTGCTTCTGTATTTTCTACTCCAATACTAGCCAATCTTTTCCCACAAGTATTTGTAGATTCATCAACAGCAAGTATACCCTTTCCTGATGTTGCCAGTTTACTTGCAGTCTCCTTTAATTTATTCTTATAGTATGAAAGTGCCATGTGTTTCTTAATTTTTTCTTTATTATTTAGAATTTAAAATCAGCAAATGTTGATTTTGGTTTCAATTTTTCATCTTTAGTATACTCTTCATCTTGCTTAGTGTCAATCAAATCATTCTGTGCACTCTGTTCACAGTCATATAATCTCATCTTTGCTCTATCAATTCCAATCACAAATCTCTTATATATTGTAGGATCATTATATCTGTTCTTTAATTGTTTTACCATGATCTGATTTAGATCTTCTAGTTCTTCCGTAGAGATAAGGGCAAACATAAGGTCAGCAGTAGCAGGTAAACCAAAGGACTCACTTGTGTCTGTAAGCTCAACATCACTGCTACCATACCCAGAACGAGTAGTTTGAGTAGCTGAGACAATGGGGACGTTGGTTTCCACTGCCAATCCTCTAAGTTCTTCAGCAATTGCTTTGATATACGAGTAAGAGTTGACATTACTGTTTGCTCTGTATCTAGATGAAGCACAGATATTAAGATAATCTACAAATATTATATCAGGTTTGAAAGATTTTTTCAATGATAATTCAGTAAGCAATGCTTTGAAATGTCCACTATGTGCAGATGCAGTAGGATATTCCTTAATAATTAGATTACCCATTGTTTTCTTAGTGATACTATTCACCTTAGTAGAAAACATGGGTTTAGGTAAATCTACAATATCTTGTATACCAACATTCAATAAGTTTGCATCTATCCTTTCTGCTATCTTCTCCTCTGCCATCTCCATGGTAATGTATAAAACATTATGTCCATTCATTAAAGAAGAACTAGCCATATGACACATAAACAAAGATTTACCAACACCAGTACC